AAGAATAAAGGACGGAACTTATGAAATTGAATGACTATGAATTTAAGAGCGAACCATACGAGCACCAATTAGAAACTTTACAGTCAAGTGCACATCGTAACCTATTTGCCCTCTTTTTGGAAATGGGACTTGGCAAATCCAAAATACTTTTAGATAACGCGGGAATGCTATTTGAAGATGGCAAAATATCTGGACTACTTATAATTTCTCCCAAAGGTAATTTACGAAATTGGGATGTTAATGAAATAAATAAACATTTACCAGAACGCATTGAAAGAAAGGTCTTGGTGTGGCAACCCAATCACACTCAAAAATGGTTATATGAATATAAGAAAATGGTAACTGAACCAAGTGAAGGGGCCTTAAATATATTCTTAGTAAATGTTGAGGCGTTCGCTACAGTTAAGGCATGTAAATTTGTAGAGGAATTTTTGGTTACCCACGATGTGATGATGGCAGTAGATGAATCAACCACCATTAAGAATCCAAAGGCCAAACGAACAAAGCATTTAATTAAGTTAGCCCCACTAGCTGACTATAGAAGAATCCTAACGGGGTTTCCTATTACTAAAGCGCCCCTTGATTTGTACTCCCAATGTTATTTCCTTTCTCCAAATCTATTAGGCTTTAGCAGCTTCTATGCCTTTCAAGCCAGATACGCTATAACACAAAGAAGACAAATGGGTAGTCACGCTTTCCAACAGATAGTTGGTTTCCAAAAACTTGAGGAGCTACAAGAATCAATTAAAGACTTCTCTATTAGAAAGGTTAAAACAGAATGCTTAGATCTTCCCGAGAAAGTATATGTCAGGAGACACGTCGAATTAACTGACGAACAGAAACAAGCATACGGAACTATGAAGCGAGAAGCTCTAATGATTCTTAATGAAGAACTTTTTTCTACAATGAATATGCTTACCCAATTAATGCGTTTACAACAAGTAGTGGCAGGTAGTCTTCGCAATGAAGAAGGGGAAACTATTGTTTTAAAGAATAACAGAATACAAACAGTGTTGGATCTACTAGAGGAGACATCTGGGAAAGTCGTAATCTTTGCTGTCTTCCAAACCGATATACAGGAACTAGAAAAAGCTATATCTAATAAATATGGAGAAGGTGCTGTAGCTTCTTATTACGGTAAAACACCTCAAGATGAACGCCATAATATTATTGAAAAGTTTCAAGACCCGGAGAACGAACTTAGATATTTTGTGTCTAACCCACAGACAGGAGGCCGAGGCATCACTTTAACTGAAGCAAGTACAATGATTTTTTATTCTAACTCCTATGATTTGGAGTTAAGGGTGCAGGCCGAAGATCGTATTCACAGAATTGGCCAAGAGCATAGTTGCACTTATATTGATTTAGTCTCAGAGGGTACAGTAGATGAGCAGATATTAAGAAATTTACTTAATAAAGTTAAGATTAGTAATGAAGTTCTAGGAGAGGTTCGAAGTTGGTTTGAATGATGTATAATTAAAATATGTCTTCTTTCGATGAGTATTTAGAGCAAAGTTCAATAGAGTCTGCAATAGCGGACATAGTAGGAAAAATTTACCCTATCTTAGAGGAAGCTACCGAAGAACTAAGCCCGTGGGAAATAACCACAGCTTTAACTATTCTAGTATCTAATATTGCTGTTCAAAATAACTTAGATAAGAGAATTGTAGTTAACTTCTTAGCTTTTCTAATGGACACTACGGACGCTTATAGTAGCCAATTTGGTACTATCTCTCCAAACTATTCAATTAAAAGGCATTAAAAATGGAACAAGTAACCTTATTCATTTCCGAAGTGGGATTCCCAATTGCTGCTGCGGGGGGTTTAGGATTCTTTATTTGGAAGCTTATTAATAGAATTATTGACGGTATGGAAACTAAATTAGACGTACTAGATGATAAAGTAGCGGAGCAAATAGAACAAATGGAAGCTAGATTAGGAACCAAATTGGACTCACAACATGGTATCTTGGTAGCATTAATAGATAGAGTACGGAGTTTAGACAATGAGATCATCAGACAAGATACACTTATTAAGACAATTCTAGGTGTACCGCAGTTGATTGATAGTAACAAAATAGCTAAGGCAGATAGAGATGACCAAAGGAAAGACTAAAAAACATAAAGACAATCATGGAGAAATACTATTTATAGTATCTATCCTTATCACTGTAGCTGTCATGGTGGTTATATCTTTGTACACTGGGAAGGTTACGGCTTCTCCTTTAGTACATGAGTTTAAAAACCCTAGCTTTAGTGGCGTAGGGGCTTCAGCACATTATCTAACCATAGATGAACAAGAGACTAAAAGACGAGATGAACTTGCTGAGAAAATACAATCAGAACTAGAAGAGATAGAAAGAGAAATAGAGAACAGCACACTTAATAAGTTTTTAAACAATCTACAAAGCCGTATCTTCAGTAATCTCTCAAGGGATATATCAGATATGTTATTTGATGAAGATGGTGGTACTGGTGGAACAATAGAATTAGAAGGCAATCAAATATCATTCTCCAATGACGGAGAATACATAACCTTAACTGTTATAGCAGAAGATGGCTCAATAACAGAGATTAAAATACCGATAGGAATATTTGGAATATGTACCGCAGACTGTGGAATATAATCCTAATACTAACCTTAACAGGTTGTGCTTCATTCGCACCGCCTAGAGCAGATAAGTGTTTAATATATGGACTTACCTGCCCTGAAGATGCCAGAGTAGAAAGAGTAACCCTACAAAAACTGTTAGACTTACCTAAACCGAATCAGAAAGCAGTTATAGCTGTCTACGAATTTAAAGATTTAACAGGGCAACGTAAGCCCTCTAATAAAATGGCTTTATTCTCAACGGCAGTAACACAAGGGGCAGAGAACTATTTGATAGAAGCCTTAAGAAAAGCGGGAAATGGAGAATGGTTCGTTGTGGTAGAGAGAGTGGGGCTAACTAACCTAACTAAAGAAAGACAATTAATTAAGAGTACCAGACAAACTTATGACGGAGAGACAGGAAACACTTTAAAACCTATACTGTTTGCAGGTATAATCTTAGAAGGAGGCATCGTTTCCTATGAGTCCGATATAAGGACAGGAGGAAACGGAGCTAGATACTTAGGTATTGGTAATACTAATCAATACCGGGTAGACGACGTAACTGTATCCTTACGAGCTGTTTTAGTTCAGACAGGTGAGGTTATGCTAAACACTACAGTTAGTAAAACTATACTTAGTGCAGGTGTAAGTAGAGATGTTTTTAGATTTACAGAAGTTGGTAACACCGAATTAGTAGAAGTAGAGACCGGGTACACAAAAACAGAAGCCACAGGCTATGCAACTAGAGCTGCTATCGAGACCGCAGTTTATATATTAGTTAAAGAAGGTCTTGAGAAACAATTATGGGACTTTGATTATTCATTGATAAGTGAGGAGTAAAATGAAAAATCTATTAAAAATATTGTTAGTTTGTTTTGTAGCCTCTGTAGCAGCGGGGGACAATGATATATATCTAACCCAAAGCGGCGGTGGGGCTTTTAATCTGACTATTGACCAAATCGGAAATACGAACAAGGTTGGTACTTCGGGGACAAGATCTACCTTTGCAGGTGCATCAATAACAGCTGACATTAAACAACAAGGTAATACAAACACTTTGGCTAATTCCATTGCTCAAGCAGCAAGTTCTAGTTGGACTATGTACCAAATCGGAGATTCAAATACGTCAACAATCACAGCAGGTGGTTCAGGAGCAGTAACTTCTTCTGACTTTGACTACAGTGCTACAGGTAATACTAACGTATTGACTTGGTTGCAAGGTAGTTCAAGTGCAGCAACAGGGGGAAACTTTGATGCCGTTATAACTGGTAACACCAATGATTTAAACATCAGAAGTGAAGTTATAGGAGCAGTTAATAACTGGACTATTGATGGAAACTCAAATGACATTGATGTAACTCAGATAGGTACAGACGATAAGAGCATAACAGCCAGTATAACTGGTGATAGTAATAATATAGACATAGATCAAACAACAAGCGCATCAGGTGTAACGGATACTATAAATTTAGTCGCTGCTTCAACAAGCGGAACTATTGATATAGACCAATGCACAAGTGGTTGTTAGTAGCCTTATTATCTGTTCCCCTGTATGCAGAGATTGGAGAAATCTCTGAACTACGTGGGAATGGAGAGATATTACGCAGTACGAATGGGGACAAGCTTTTAGCTGAATTGGCTTTAGGTATCTTTAGTAATGACGATGTAAGAACGGGTAATGGTCGTATGGCTCTTACCTTCTTAGATGATTCTGTCCTAAAACTAACAGAACACTCAAAGATAATAGTTGATGAGTATATCTATGACCCCAACCCAGCCAAGAGTAAATTGGCTTTACGAATGGCTAGTGGTACTGCTAGATTTATTACAGGTAAGTTAGGTAAGATAGATAAAAAGAACATCTCTATCAGAACACCTTCAGCTAATATAGCTATCAGGGGAACAGACTTCACCACAACAGTAGATGAAATAGGAAGGTCCCTTATTATTCTCTTGCCTGATGAAGACGGTACGAGTTCAGGAGAAATTACAGTTGAGACCGCAGCAGGTGTAGAAATACTAAATAAGCCCTTTCAAGCGACTATGGTGAGCGTTTCTGAAGCACCCCCCACTAAGCCTGTTACATTGGTTAATATGACTTTGGGTTTAATTAATAACTTATTAATTGTTAACCCACCTGATAAAGTACAAGAAGCAGTAGAAGATCAGAACGCTAAGAGCACTAATGTCTTGGACGTAGACTTCCTAGAAGAAAACTTTGATGAAGATGAACTAGACGAAGATGAACTAGAGATAGATAGACTGTCGATAGATTTATTAAGTGTAGATTTCTTAATAGATTTATTAGCTTTCATAGAAGGTGAAGAAAGAGTCTCCAAGATAGGAGATGTAACGATAGAAGGTATCATCGCAGGATATGACCCAAAAGCTCAAGTCTATAGTTTTGTAGACGGAGAGATGCTAACCTTCTTTAGAAGTGTAGAAAATACAGTAGATTTACAAATTGAAAAACGAAGTGCATATAATGTACAGATATTATCTGCTGGTAAGTTTATAAATATAACAGTAAACGGAGGAGGAGATGGTACGATTATTATTAATCAGTCTGATTAGTTTTCCCTTAGTTGCTGGGAATAATGCAATTACTGTCCAGCAGAAAGGCGATGACTCCATCATTAACATTAAGCAAGTAGGCTACACAAACAATGCCACAGTCTATTGTGGTTTAAGCAATGGAGTCTATTCAACCCATACTTGTACTAGGGCAACAATCAATTTAAACACCACAGGCTCAGGAAATACGACTAAAGCATATTCTCAATGGTCCAATCATTCTGATAATAACTTTACAATTACCCAGACAGGGGATAATAATTATGGGTATCTAGATTTAGATCAGGATGATAACACAGCAGTTATAACGCAAAACGGGGACAGTAATCATGGGGAGATACTTATGGCGGGGGACGATACGTCCTATACGATTACTCAAACGGGTAATAACAAGTACGCTAAAATCCTTGCGTTCGGTGATGACGCGACTAGCACTATTACGCAGTCGGGTACAGGACAGCACAATGGATATATTTATAATTATAATCGTGCTGACGGTAACACTAGCACTATCACTCAGTCAGGGTCAGGCGACCATGACGCTGACATATTCTGGTATTCCGATGCGGACGACGGAACAGCCTCAATAACTCAATCAGGATCGGGGGATCATACTGCCAGGCTTAATTTCTATAAAGACGATTACAACGTAGCCGTAACTCAAAGTGGAGCTACCGATAAATCTTTCACAGCGACCTACAACTGCGTAACCAATTGCACAAAGACAGTGACTATAACTCAATATGATTAAACGCTTAACCCTACCGGGACTAATGGTGTTATTAGCCTTACCGTTAGTTTTAAGTTGGACACCTCTTGAAATACTAAAGTTAAAGGTATTTGATTCATGGATCAAGGACCAAGAACCTTCTGGTTTATTCGTAACTTTAGATATAACTGAAGAGGACGTACAGCAAGAAGGTGGGTGGCCTTTCCCTAGAAAGAGATTAGCAGAGATCCACATGGACTTATTACATAGCGGGGCTATGGGTGTAGGTTATGTAATAGCTTTTAGTGAACCAGATAGATTTGGTGGAGATGAGGAGTTCGCCAGTGTACTTGGCTTATACCCTAGTGTGATAGCTATGTTTGAAACTAATAATAAAGAGTACCCTGCAACAACCGGGACAGTGATATTGGGAGATGACATAGGTGGTGTCATGCTTCAAGGGGCTACAGAGAATATTAAAATGTTAAGGGATAACGCTTATCAAGGAATATCCTCTGCCCCCATAGATGTTGATGGTTTAACAAGAAGACTACCTTTATTAATGCGTACTCCTGATGGCTGGACCCCTGCATTTGGAACCCAGATATTAAAAGTATTAGCCGGGGCAGACACCTATGTTATTAAGACAAATGAAAATGGGATAGAGCAAATAAGAGTGAAGGGAATTCCACCTGTATCTGTTGATTCTTTTGGACGTAAGTGGATCTCATGGGTAGATACACCTTCTACAACACTGCAAGAAATGAATGTTAAAGATAAGTTCGTTATTGTAGGGGTGACGGCTAACGGAGTTATGCCTCAGTTGTCCACACCAGTTGGGCTAATGAATCCACATCATATACAAGCAGCTTTAGCAGAAAGTATTTTAATAGAGGACAGTCCTTACATACCAGATTACGCATTAGCTTTAGAGGTAACATTATTATTGGCTTCTATCGTCGTTATGTGGATGCTATTGAACTATTTAGGTATAACCCTCGGAATAGCATACGCCTCTATCTTTATGCTCTCTACGGGGTTTTATGGCTATTGGACAGCACAGCAAGGAATGTTGGTCGATGTTACATGGACCTTTATATCTGAGTTTATAACTGCAACGGTGGCTTTTTATCTACGCTTCCGGGAACAATATAAACTTAGACAACAGATCAAGAAGCAATTTGAAACTTATTTAGATCCTAGACAGGTGGCCATACTCCAAAAGAACCCCGAACTTTTAAAGTTAGGTGGAGAAAGAAGAGAGATGACCTTCCTTTTCATGGATATATGTGGATTCACTCCTATCTCTGAGCACTACAAAAACAATGACGATCCAGAAGGATTAGTATTATTAGTTAATGAGTTCTTAAATAAGATGACCAATATTATCTTGGCTAATGGGGGTACGATTGACAAGTACATGGGCGATTGCATCATGGCATTTTGGAATGCTCCTATTGAATGCACTAACCACGCAGAGATGGCCGTCAAATCAGGGATAGAAATAGAGGAAGAAATTAATGAACTCAAAAAAGAATATGACAGTAGGGGATTGCCTCCTATTAATGTTGGTACTGGCATTAATACAGGTACTTGTATTGTGGGGAACATGGGGTCTGAGAGCAGATTCGATTACTCGGTCATTGGAGATGCAGTCAACCTCGCAGCTAGACTCGAAGCCACAGCAGGGAGAGGAGAATACTTAAATAATAAAACTATTATGTCCAGGGCTACGATGCTACAACTTCCTTCTGGATGGGTGGCTACAGAGATAGGTAATATCAAGGTTAAGGGTAAAGAAGAAGAAATAAGAATTTATTCACCTTCCTTCCCTAATAATATAAACTAGACTAATGGCAATATTCGGTAAAGACATCACAGCAGCAGACTTAGCTGTGGGTAATTTACAAGGCTCTGAAAAAGAAGCATCAGAAGCTAGTAAAGCCTTTCGTTATGGCATAGATCAACCAAGTGAGAATATCGCTACAACTTTACGAGCGTTAGGTTTTGACACACAAGCAGACGCTTTAAGTGACTTCGTAGAAGCCCCTGAAGACTATGAATCAGCAGCAGCTAGATTTATAAACCCAGAGGGGGAGTGGTACGACTACAATTGGAGTGAATTACCCTTAGCTACAGTAGAACAAGCAGGACAGTTAGGAGGCTCTATACTCTCTAGAATAGGTGGAGCTGGTATCGGAGCTGGTGCAGGCTCACTCGTTGGACCGGGGGGCACTGTAACTGGTGGAATTATAGGTGCATTTCTTGGACCAACATTGTTTGAAGCGGTACAAATAGCTGGGCCAGTAGCTTTTGAACGAGCAAGAAATGCTAATCCTCCTAGAGAAGAACCTAACGCGGAAGATTGGGCAGGTGCATTGGGAACTGCTGGGTTTTCTGGTGTGTTGAATGCTATAGGCATAAAGAACATAGGTCTTTTAAATAGCACTGTAGGTAAAACTCTTAAAGCAGGAGTAAGAGAAGGAGTAACGGAAGCAGGTCAAGGTTTTACAGAACAAATAGGTG